GCACTTGTAGCACAGAATCCGACCCTCGGGTTCAGAACGGCGAAGAAGTCGGACGACTACGTCTCCGAGATCATGAAGCGCCGTGGTGGAGACGGGTCCAAGCCCGCCCTCACCCACGACCAGAAGGTCCAGAAGATGGCCATGATCCTCAGCGATGAGGTGAACGGCATCCGTCGTCTGGGCGTCGGAATGGTCGGTCCCATCCAGTTGATGCTCCGCTATCAGGGCATCACCCGCAACGTGCTGATCGAGGACCCGGTCACCCCCGGTACCCCGGTCATGTACGACGTGTGGGACGACCTCGGCCAGGCGTACATCATGTCCGGCGTCGAGGGTGAGGTCCGGGTCCAGCCCTTCGAGGGCAAGCGTGTCATGATCAACTTCTTCCGTATCGCCTCTCGCCCGGCGATCCGTAAGGAGGACCTGTACTACCTCCGCATCAATGCGGTCGAGCAGGCCCAGGATCAGACCAAGCAGGCCATCATGCAACAGGAGGACTCGCACCTCCTGATCATGATCCAGGCTGCCGAGATCGACTATGCGGCCAACCCGACCCACGTCGTCACGCCCAACCACAACGTCATCGAGGCCTCGGGGTACTTCACCCCGCTCAGCCTCTACACCGCTGTGGCGCAGACCGACATGCACCAGCTTCCCTCGGGCCGCATCCTGGTCAACCCGATGGACTACCGGGACTTCTTCCGGTGGGACATCAACACGACCGGCTGGGCCTTCAAGGACCGCATCGTCGCTGGTGAGCAGATCACCACCTTCGGTGAGTTCCAGTTCCAGCGGTCCATCATGGTCCCGCAGGGCAAGATGTGGCTCCTGCCCAACCCGGACTTCCTGGGCGTCTTCCCTGTTTTGTACAGCTTGGATGTCGAGGAGAACCACCAGGTCGAGGACTTCTGGAAGGGCTGGGTGTTCGATGAGATGGTCAGCTATGCCATCTTGAATCCTCGGGGCATCGCCAGCGTCACCAAGGCCTGACCTCCCCTGGTCAGCACATAACCGCTCCTCAGCGGGTAACGGGGAGAGGACCCACCCTTTGCGGGGTGGGTCCTCTTGCGTAGGGGAGCCTTGCCACGCCTCGCCAGGCCGAGCCTAACCAGGTCACGCCGGGTCAAGCCACGAATAGGGGAGCCTTGCCCGGCCTGGACCTGCCAATCCATGTCATGCCGGGACTAGCCGGGTGTAGGGGAGCCGTGCCGAGCCGGGACTTGCCAGGCCATGTCACGCCCAGCCAGGGGTAGGGGAGCCAAGCCCCGCCCCGCCTTGCCGGGCCGTGTCGAGCCTGGACAAGGGTAGGGGAGCCATGCCGCACCAGGACCAGCCACGCCGGGACCAGCGATGTATCGCCATGTCGAGCCGTGACCTGTGAAAGGTAGGGAAGCCAAGTCATGCCCAGGGGAGCCCCGCCAGGCCAAGCCTAACCGCACCTGGACCGGCCACGCCAAGAGAAGGGGAGCCGTGCCACGCCCAGCCGAGCCCGGTCATGCCGAGACTGGACCTGTCTAGGGGAGCCAAGCCCTGACCCGTCTAGCCGTACCAAGCCGTGCCGGGACCGGCCTAACCGTGCCCGGACCTGCCAGGTTAGAGCTTGGCGTCTCGTTTGGAGACGGCCCGATTGACCTTCTCGGTGTAGGCCTCCTGGCGAGCCCGTAGCTCGTCAACAGGGCCACCGTGATGGTCAGTTCGGACCTCGTCTTCATCACGGGTATGTTCGATACCTACGATGGAACCGAGACGGCGAAATGCGTGGCCCAGGGTGGTCACTTGGCTTCCTCCTTCATGGACTCGATGGCACCGACGAACCGACCGTAGACCGGGCGCATTTCGCCCAAGCCCACGTAGCGGCCAGACTCGCCCCAGAAGGTCCGGAGGGTATCCAGGTCGAACACGATGGGATCGACCTCGATGGCCAGATGAAGTCTCCAGGGGAAGAAGATGGGCCGGGTCCGCATGGTTCGAGCCCGCTGGACTCCTACTGTCTTGCGGAGGGAGTACTCTCCGGACTCCCACATCTCCTGGGGGTCGGTAGGACCCGAGTAGATGAGCTTGGCATTGTCCCAGATGGGGTGGATGCCCCGGAGGACATCAGGCCCCCGCTTGTGGCGCTTGGCCCCATCCTGGAGGCAACGTAGGACGTTCCAGCCCGGGATGATCGGGACCGACCCCTGGCCATTGATCGCCTGGCCCTCCTTGACCTCGAACGGGCCGCTCATGTAGAGCCCGCCGAAGAACTCCAGTCGAGCTATTTCGACGTGGTCCGCTTCGGTCTTGTTCCGCTTCTTGCTGATGGCACCGATCTGGCGAGTGATCTGATGAAGCGGATCGGCCAGAACTTCGTTGTGGCAGACGAGAGCGTTCTCACCCTCGGCCGTGAGCAGGTACTTCATATTCGGTTGTTTCCCCTTGCGTTGTGGGATGAATGTTGAGGTTCGGCCAGGCCGAACGGGCGGGCAACTTACTGGGGTACTCCCTGCCTGTCAAGGCCCCACGCCCACCAGGTGATGACCAAGGAGGTCACATGACTGCACCTGTCGTCCGTACCAATCGTTCTCTGTTCCGATTGATCGTGGCCATCCTGGCCTTTCTGGCCGTCCTGATCATCGGCTTCGTCATCGCTCTCGACTCCACCCTTCATCCGGGCACGGAGCGGACCCTCATCGGCATCGGCTTCATCGCCACGGCCATTGGGGGCTTTGCTCTGCTGCTGGTCCCGTAACGGCCACACCCCGCTGCTATAGTGGGGTACTGATGCCGGTTTACCTCGTACACCTGGACCCTCCGTACCAGCACGCCAGGCACTATCTGGGGTTCACCAAGCATCGGGCTGGTATGACCGTGGCCGAGTCCGTGGCCTCTCGATTGGATTACCACCAGAGAGGCCAGGGCTCCAGGCTTCTCCGGGCCGCAGTGGCAGCCGGGTGTGTTCTCAAGGTGACCCGCATCTGGGATGCCGGGAGCCGGGACGATGAGCGTAGGCTGAAGTGCCAGTCCTCGACGCCCTACTGCCCCATCTGTAACCCCCGTTGGGCTACGAACGGGGTGCTATCCACGAAGTGATCTGACCCCGCTAGGGAGGGATGAGCTTCACTCAGGTTCGTCTCTCGGGACAGTGGGCAGGCTATACGGGCACTGTCGTAGTCACGCCCACTCGGACGATGGTCAATGCCGGGGTGACGGTACCTGATACTCCGGTCACCTACTCGCTTGATCAGACCGGGTCGGTGGCATTCAACGTCTCGGCCACTGATGATCCGACCACGATCCCCCAGGGGGTCGAGTACGAGATCGTCCTCAACATCGGCTCGTCCACCACGACGCACCTGACACCCGTCCCAGGGTCCCTGGCAGCCTCTGGAGGGAACCTCACCCAGCTTCCCTTCGGTCCGGCCCCCTCGGACCCCACACAGCCCCTGGACGGCTCTACCTTGGCCTGGCTCCAGAAGCTCCTGGCCACGGGCGGAGGAGGCGGAGGAGGCGGTACAGGACCCGCAGGACCAGCCGGACCAGCAGGCCCAGCAGGTCCCCAGGGTGCAACTGGGCCTCAGGGACCCGCAGGACCAGCAGGACCTCAAGGACCAGCGGGAGCAGGTGGTGGTGGCAGTAGCTGGACCCCCACTGCGGTTCTCACTGCGGCTGAGGCCAGTCCCACCTCGGGACAGATGGCGGTATGTGATTCATCTGGCGGAGCTTTTACTCAGACGTTGCCCGCAGCGACTGTGGGTACCGTATTCGGAATCGTCAACGTAGCTACCTCTGGCTCCAACGCTGTTACCGCTGCCCCAGCCGGGACCGACCGCATCCTTCCATTGATCACGCCGAACCCGGTAGCAGACCCAGGTGATTGCCTCACCTTCGAATGTTTCGTAGCAGGACTATGGAGTCTCACCTAACCCACACCCTCAAGGAGAGAGAGCTATGACGTACAAGTTTCCCCCCGTTCAGCAGACAGTCCCCGTCCTTGTGGACAAGGGGGCCTGGACCACTGGCAATGCCACGGCCCAGAACAACATCTGGAGCTACACCCCTGCCGGTGGGGCTCCCCAGCGGTGGGTCGATACCGTAGGCGGGGGCACCCTGCCTGCCTCCCCGGCCGCTGGTAACGGCACCACGCCGGGCCGTTACGTGGAAGAGGGCGAAATCGCCACTGGCACCCTCTATGCCCAGCAGTGGTCCACCACGGCCACCCAGACGGCAGCCTTCACCGCCACGGTCAACTCGAAGAATCCGGTGGACACCACCACTGCGGCCTTTGCTGTGACGCTGCCCGGGGCCGTCGTGTCGTCCAACCCGAACCAGCCCACTCGGGTCTTCCTGCACAACGTGGCAGCCCCGACCGTGACCAACGTGGCCACCATCACCCCGGGTGGTACCGACACCATCAACCTGCCCGCCAGCATGCTTCCTCTCACCATCGCCCCTGGCGAGTCGGTCGAGCTTGAGTGCCTGGTGGCCGGGAAGTGGAGCCTGGTCTGATTTTCTCGGGGCGGGGGGTTGACACTCCCCCGCCCCGAGTGCTAAACCCTAGCCCATGACACCGATATAGGTACCTGACAACCCCAAGCTGTATGTCGTCACCAGAGGTGACCTCACGGCTGGGCAGCAAGCCACTCAGTCCGCTCATGCGGCCTTTACCTTCGCCATTGAACATCCTGTTCTGACGGAGGGGTGGTACCGGGATTCGAGCTTCCTCGTCCTGGTGGCAGTCCCCGATGAGGAGTCCCTCACTCAGATACTGGCCAAGGCCTGTGATGTCGATCTCGTCACGTCCACATGGCGGGAGCCCGACATGGATGACTCTCTGACCGCCGTTGCCCTGGAGCCTGGCCTGCGTTCGGCCAAGCTCTGCGCCAACCTGCCCCTAACACTGAAGGAGAAGGTCCTTGTCCAGGCGTGCCATTAACCCCATCCGCAAGGGTCAGCAGCGCATGGTCAAGTCCCAGATCTGGCGGGTCGAATATGTCCGCCGGGACCCCGAGCGCAGCTATCCCCTCAACAAGTCCATGGTGGTCATCTGCGAGACCATCTCCCAGGCCATCGAGGCCGTCCTAAGTGAGTACCCCGAAGCCACTATCATCAAGGCCTTCAAGGGCGAGAACTGGGGCAATGATGGGGTGCTGATCGTGGGGGATATCGAATGACCTAACAGACCTGGGGATGTAGCTCAATGGCAGAGCAGGGCTCCCTAAAAGCCTGTGTTCGGGGTTCGAATCCCCGTATCCCCTCCATGCCCCGGCGGTCGGGTGACCGGCCCCGGGGCTCCACGTTCGGCGTTCGGGTATATCCGAACCCGTTCCAGGGGCGGATCGGTATCCATGCCGTCAGGGAGATTCGAGGCTCCCCCGCCCACCAAGCCCCGGTAGCTCGACGGCAAGAGCAAGCCTCCCTAAAAGGCCGGGTTGCGGGTTCGAATCCTGCCCGGGGCGCTCAGAAGATTCTCCAAGGAAAAGTTTACACTTGGAGAGACAAGCCTCCTTGTACATGGTGAGCCGGACAACGCAGCCCGGTTCGACGTACTGACCATGTGAGAGGAGGTGAAATATGACGAAGGAACGACAGAGCGACTGGCCCTGCATCATCTGTGGCGGGGAACTGGAGCG